GTACTTTGTTTCGTTTCCGCTTCCTGCGTCGCCGTTTTCAAAGTAAGCGTCAAAATCGTCATATATGCCTTGTAGTGAGGCTTTCTGCGCTCTTTCTGCCGCTGTTGCTGCTGCTGTTTGCCGTTGCACGACATCGGACGGCATACCACTACCGCCAGAAGCGGTTATATTTGCTTGTATGTCAGAGGTCTTGCTTGCTATTGTGGTGTCAATTTCGATTATCTGCGCCGCTATTTTCGCTTTTGCAAGGTCTTTGTACGCTTCAGTGTTGAGCTTAACAGAGTTTGTTTCTTCGTCGATTTGCAACGCGGTAGCATATCCCGCGTCAATCAAATTCATGATAGTGTTATAGCTCAAAGAACCGTTTTCTTTTTGCTCTGCGTACGCTTTGGCGACATCATCAAGGGACTTTACAAGTTCTTTGCTACTCTCTGTGAGTTCTTCGTATGACTTTACTTGTGTTCCTGCGGTTTCAATAGCCTCTTTGTTCGTTTTTGTGGTAGCGTCTTGAACGGCTTTTGAATATTCGACGGCTTCGTTGTATTCGTCAACTATAGCTTGCTGCCCTTGAAGGGCTGTATTTAATTGATTATATGTTTCACTGCTTTCTAAGCCTGCGGAGGTCAGCGCGTCAAGCGCATTTGATATGATTTCAACGTTTTCAGCGGCGTTTTCGCCAGTTGTTTTAAACTTTAATTTAGGCGCTGAATTTTGTGCGCCACTGTAGTCAGCTTCAACTCCTGTAACCCCTGCAAGTACCTTTGTTTCAGCTTCTATAACCGATTTAGGGATAGTCGTGGTTATATCTGTACCGCCTGCGTTATACTCTTTTTTCGCTTGATTAAGCCCTGCTTGTGCGTCATATCCTGCTTGTTTGAGTTTCTCTGCGCTTATATCTTGCAGCTTTGCAAGCTGCTCATCGTAACTTAGGTTAGCAGTGTCGATTGCTCCTGCTTCAACTCCATAACTGTTTATCAGCTCGTCATTGATTTCTTTAAGCTCGCTCTTCTTTTCAGCTTCGCTAGCAGTTGAATTGATTATCTCTTGATATTTTTTTGTCGCTTCGTCAATCGCTTTTGTTTCTTCAAGAGCCGATTTTGTTATGCCGTTCAGTTCTTCTGCGGTTTTTTGCGCGGCAACTGCACCGTCGGTGCTGAAACGAATAAACGAGCCTAAAGCCGTGCATACAGAAATTACAGCAGAAGCAAGCAACACATAAGGGTTCGCATTGCAAGCCGCATTTAGTGTCGTCTGTGTTGCTGTCGCCGCCACATTCGCTGTCGATAACCTTTGTACCGCGCCTACAACGTTAGTTATTAACGTGCCAATAGCCATTGATGTTTTAAAGGCTATAAGCGCCGTTACCCCTGCTGCTATCACATCGCGAAATTGCCAACCAATTCTAACGGCTATTTCTATTGCTTTTACAATGCTCTCGATTTGCGCTTTTAGGTTGTTTGCTATATCGGCAAGTGTACCGTCGTCTTTAAGCTCTTGGACAAATCCTACAAGCTCATCTGCTGCGCCCTCGATTGCTTCTCCGAATGTGTTGGCAAACTCTGCACCGACTACCATTTTTAAAGCGTCAAGCTTTGCTTTTGAAGTGTCCAATTTGTCATTGAACGTATTTAATGCGGCTAACTGTTCATCGGAAAGTATTAGCCCCATGCTTTCCGCAACTGAGCCGAGCTGTGAAATCGCGTCCACCCCTGCCAATATAAGCGGATTCAGCTCCTGCGCCGATTTGCCTAATATCTGCATGGCGAGCGCGTCGCGTTCGGTTTCGTTCGTCATTTTTCCGAGCGCTGTTAATACTTCATTGTAAACGGCTTCGCTATCGCGCAAATTGTCGTTTCCGTCGGTAACTTTTACTTTGAGCGCGTCATACGCCGCTACCGTTTCTGCTGTACCGTCCTTGTAAGCCGCCATTGAGCGTATGTTTTTAGTCATTGTTGAAGTCATAGTTTCAAGCGAAACATCGACTAATTCAGACGCAAATTGAAACTTCTGAAGCTGCTCCGCGCTTATGGAATATGTAGCGGAAAGCGTGTTAATTTCATCAGCGCTTTGTGCCGCCGATATTGTCAAGCCGCCTATTGCCGCCACTATTGCCGAATAGCCTAGCGCTACAGTTTTCGCCGTTCCTGCAAGGTCTTGAAACGCTTCTTTGCTCGACTTCGTGACTGCTTTTTGCTCTGTCAGTGCAGCAGAAGTCTTTTTTATTTCCGTTTTTAATTCGGTTTCGTTTGTCTTTAATCGCCCAAGCTTTAGATTTGCCTGTGTAATAGCGTCGGAAAGAGCTTGCATTTGTGCTTTCTGCTCTTTCGTGCCGCCGTCTTTCATGTCTTTTGCGAGCGCGGCTTGCTGCTTCTGCAAGGCTTTAAGCTCTTTGTTTGCCGCTGATACTGCTTGCCTGTTTTCAAGCATTGCCGTGTTCAGTTCAACGAGCTTTTGCCGCATTTTCAGAACGCCTGCGGAAAAATTATCAACATTCGCGCCAAAATTCGCGGTTAGGTTTTCTGCCACTTATTTGCCCTCCCATATTTTTTTCACTTCGGAGAATAGGACTGAACCGACGTGTTTCGCTATTTCTGATTTCTTGTTGAATATTGAAGCTCTGATATGCGAATACGGTTGCACCGCTCCAATTCTTCTACCGAGTTTATCGCGTCCGTTTTTCCGCTTCGGGGACGGTCTGCCAAACTCTACTATAAGCACTTCAAAATGTTCTTTGATTGTTTCGGTGTTATATCCTGCCCACGCTATGGTCGTCCCTGTCCTTGCATTTTGACGAACGCCGCACTGTAGCCAGTTTGTAAACTGCGGATATTTGCCCTGTATAATTCGTCTTTGCTCTGCAAGCAGAATTTCAGCGCCCTCAATTGCGGCTTTATTGATGATTTCATTTTTTACTTTTCTGTCAAGACTATCAAGCTTTGCGATGAGCCTGTTTATATCTTCCCCTAGTCCGTCAACCGAAAAAAATTCTTCTGATGACATACGGTGCGCCCCTTTCGGCTTAATCGTCAAATTGCTTTACTTGTATCGGTGCTTTCTTGTAGCCGTTAAAGATAGCGTAACTGTCCCAACGTTCAAGGATTTCACGGAGGGTACTGCCCCAAAACAAGCTATCGGGCTTATTCATCATGTCACAAAACAAGCCGCGAATTTGCTTGAAATCGAGCTTGCCGCCTGTGCTTTTCGCCCCTATAATCGGTTTCGGAAGTGCCAATATAACGGCTTCTTGTATTGCTGTAAGAAGATAGTCAGCTTTAGCGGCATTGAAAACACTATTGGTCAGTGAGTTTCTTTCGGCTTCGGCAAACTCATTTTCTGAAAAATAGCATTCTAAGCCGTAACGTAAGAATATTCTTGCTGTTTTTGCCGTTATCCCCGAAACGTTTAGAAAGTCAACGCCTTGTTTCTCTATGTTTAAAAATGCTTTCATATCGTAACGCAAATATAATTCAGCGTTACCGATTTTAAGCGGATAATTTTCGTTATAAAGTTCGATTAACATAAAAATAAGTTTAGGGCGATTATATAACCGCCCTAACTCCTATCTGTTTTTATTTAGCTTGCAAGGTCTGTGCCGCCTGTTGCTGTGCCGAACCATGCCGTGATTGTTGCCGCGTCGGTTGTCGGGTCAAGCCCCTTGATTGAGTACATTTCACTACCGCCGTGAATAAGTGCGGCATACGACGCTGAAATCGTCTGCGCTGTGTATGTAATTCCGTTCTCATCTGAAGTTGTTGCGCTTTCGCCCTGGTCTGTAAATTTGCACTTAGGGAACTTGTAAAGGTTAATCTTGCCGCCCGACGTTTTCGTCGAATACATAACCATTACATCGGGTACAACGTCATCTTTTGTTGACTTTGACACAAAGCTTGTCGCGTCGATTGTAGTACCGAAAAGCCCATTCCCGTCTTCTGCGTTCAGTGCAGGAACTTGAACATCAAGCTGTCCGCCTGCCTTTGCAACATAGCTGTCATACTCTCGCCCGCTCACAAACTGCTTGCCCTGGTTCATCTTAGGCGTGTACTTTACAGAAACAAGTACCTCGCTCATATCAACCACTGTACCGTATGTAAGCGTTGCTACGCTGTCAAGCGTTAGCGGCGCATATGCAATTTTGCCGACGTTTACCGCCGACTTGCGTTCTGTTGAAACTGCCATTTAAAATTCCTCCTATTTGTCTATACTGATTGTGAAATCCATTGAATATTGAATACGTCCTGGGTAGCTTGTAGCCGCCGAAACGTCACGCCCACCCATATACGAAAATCCTGCTGCAAGAAACGCGTTTTCTGCTTCTTCGTATAAATCGGGTGCTATTGCTTTTGTGAATACCCCAAGCGAAATAAAGTAGCCGTCAGCAGTTTTCACACCGCTCGTAAAGTGCTGTGGTCTGTGCGACGTGAGCGTGTAAACTGCGTATGTATCGGGTTCTGCCATATTCGCAAATTCGGGCATTCCGTGATAGTAGCTTGTAAATACGCCGTTTAAAGCGGCTTCAACGCGTTCGTATATAGTCACTTAATCACCCCTTGCAAGGATTAGCTTTATATGCAAATCGTTTTCTGCTTTTCCTGCGGCGGTAATACGATACCGAACGCCGTTTACAAGCGCGTGTGTGTGGTTTGCAAATGAACTGCGGTATGTAGTAGCCGTCATGTCTGCTTGTCTGCCTATCGCTTCTGATTTGTATTTTGTTGTCACGCCAACATCAGAAAGCTCCGCCCATACTTCAAGTTCACTGTCAACGGATAACCCTGTGTGTCCGTTACCTTGTGTGAGGGTTTGAAGCTTTATTTTTTTGTTGAAACTCACACTATCACCTTTTTGCTAGATTTGAGGTTCGGCTTTTCGTCCGTAACGTATTCGGCAAGTTTATGGCTTACAAGCTCTGCCGCCGATATATCCGTTGTCTCTACGATGTCGTTTTCGTTTCCGTTTACCGTACCGTTTAGACTTGTTAAAAGCTTAATAGTTCTCATGTTATCATCTCCATTCTTAATTGAAATTCAAAGCTATCTACTAGTTTTCGCGTGGCGCTTGACACTTTAGGACTTTCATTGTACTGCCTGTGGTTGAACAAGTCGTTCACAACGATTTTTAAGATTGTCAAAGCCTTGTCGTTATCAGTCGGGTAGTCCTCACCGATTGCGCCTTGCAAGTATAAATCTGCTGCGTTTATCAGCGGTATAATAATCGTCGTATCACTGTCCGTGCCTGTTACTCCGCAAAAGTCTTTAACCTCTTTTAAAAGTTCCTCGGTAATTTCTATCATTTGTAACCTCTTTAGGCAAGCCCAATAATTTCGGTTTCTGCGCCCGACAAATTTGTTGAAAGCAGAGCCGTGCAGCTTTCGATATTGGCGCTTGTTGCAAGCGTTACAGTTTTCGACGTTGCCCCGATTCGTGCAGAAACTACGTTCTTCACTTTGCAAGGCAAGCCGAGAACATAACCATAGCCAACGTCTACCGTATCTCCTGCGGTAGTAAGCACAGGCAGTGCAATACTGGTTATTGTTGCGAACGCTTTTGTCCCTGTCTGTGCGGTCGTGCCATTGAGTGTGAACGCTTCTGAAATTGTCGCGCCGTACATATTTGTTCCTGTTACGGTGACTGCTCCTGCCATTCCTGCCGCCGTGCCTACCACTGTGACGTTACGCGCACAAGGCAACGCACCAATGCCAGTAGTTACTGTCTGCGCTTCATCTGTAAGCGCTACGCCGTCAAGAACCGCGTCTGTGTCTGCTGCTACAGCCTGTGCTGCGCTCCAAACCATTACGCGCGGAATATAAGAAGCAATGCTAGGCGCACCGCTCATTGTGATGTCTCCGCTTGTACTCACTACGCTTCCGGCGGAAAGCTTCAGCTCTCCACCGTTGCCTATAGTGAGGGAATCGCCGCCGTCGCCGTGAAATATCTTTGTGTTATACATTGTCGCCCCTCCTGTTTAGCGCTGCTTATACAGTAGCGCCCATTTTCAAGCCACAGATTTTCTGCGCGTTCTGAACCTTACTGTCTGCTTCAGACCAACCGATAAAGCGAACAGCGTTCTTTGCAGCGTCGGTGTAAGGGTCTACGGTGATTTCAAGGTTCTGTGCTATTTTCATTGCCATACCGGAGAAATCACCGTAAAGCACAGGCACATTCCCCACCGTTGTAGCAGCTGGCATATTTTCACTGATAGTGACAGGCTTTCCGAGAAGCTGCCAACCGAAAGCGCCTGTAACGCCCATAACTGGTGCAAGGTAGTAAGCGCCCGAACCGTCTTTCAGCTTTCTTGCCGCCGCGAAAACGTCTCTGTTCATAATCCACATTGCACCGTTCTGATATGTCTCAGGAACTGCAAGCTGCATATCAATGAATTTATCAATGTTTGCCGCCGCCGCTGCTGTGTATGTAGTAGAACCCGACGCGACAAGGTTTGTAGTCGTTGTAGCTCCAGTCATGTGACCGTTTGCAGAGCCTGTGCCTTTGAGAAGTTCCTGCTCGTAAAATGTTGCATACGAACGAGCAAGCTCATTCACGATGAACGCTCTTACGTCAATATCGGTGTTGTTTATCAGCTTTTTGCTGATGATAGACATTGCACCGATTGAATAGCCTGTAAGCTCTACGCTTGTGAATTTGCCCTGTCCTGCTGTAAGTGCGGTAAACTCTGCGCCCTGATACGCTGCTGTGACATCGCCTGTCGGGCTATCAACGCTGCCGTCTGTTCCATATACAGGAATTTCAAGCTTGCCCTTTGTATAAAACTTCTGCACCTTGTCATAGATAGGGCAGAGAGTTTTCAGCGCTGTGATAACGTCGCGAGAAATGGAAGTCGGGATAATAGCGCCGTTAGTACCTGCGGCAAGTCCTGCGGAATCCGTTTTTTCGCCATTTGTGAGCGATACAACATAGGAAATGAAAGCCTTTTCGTCCTTTTCTACCTGTGTCAGTTCTTTTGTCGCGCCCTTATCGCCTGTATCGGGAACGGTAGCCTTTTCAGCTTCATAAAGAGCCTTTTCTACTGCAAATTCGGCTTGAAGCTGCTTTGCGTTTTCGATTTCTGCCTGTGCCTTTGCTACGTCTTTTGTCTCTCCGTTCATGAAAGACTTTGCTTTTTCATTTGCCGCCGCGATTGCTGCAAGCAGCTTTTTCATTTTTTCGTTCATAGTTCCTCCGTTATTGTTTAGTTGTTTTCTACAAATAAGAAAGAAGCTATTACATTTGTTTCGGCTTCAAGCATTTTTGCGCTTTCGGCTTCTGCTGTAATATCTTCTTCTTCTGTATTCTTCTGCTGTTTTTCGCTTTCGGGTTCGTCGTCGTGGTAGCTCTTGACTGTCCCTGCTTTTGGTTGTGCCGGAACTGGCACAAGGCTTACTTCGTATGCGTCAACCGCATTTGCAAGAGTGAAATAACACTTTTTGCCGTCGTATTCTTTGCCGCCACGATGAGAGCAATATTTCTTACCGTTGTCTATTCCGCACACCGAGCACACCGCCGACGCTACTCTGAAGCCTACCGAGCATTCTTTCTTTATTCCTGCTTCAATGTCGCCGATAAGTGATTTGTTCGCTTCTGATTTCACCATGTAGCAGTGTCCGATTAACTGTTTGTACCCTGCCACGCCGTCAACGACTTCAGTGTTGTAAATTCGCGCGACTTGATTTTCGGCTTTTCGTTCGTGGTTTGTGATAACCGTTTTACCGACGTAAAGGTCTGCAAGCTCTTTCAAACATTCGTCCGAAAACTTCTCATTCTGTCGGTCAATTGCGTTATCGCACATCGCAAGCTTGAAAACAAACACATCGTCGCTTTTAAGCTCTTTCAGCGTATACTGATTGATGAGCTGCATTTCGCTTTCG